AGGATCCCAGGCAGTAGACAGGTCATATGCGTACACTGTATCGTTGCCAGATCCGACAGCATACATCTTTGTGCCATCTGTTTTGAAATAGATGCTAATTGGGAATGCTTCTTGACTAGCAACGCTAAAGCTCTCGCTATTGTATGTAGCAGTAGAGACATCCCAAGGTGTTGACAGGTCATATGCGTACACTGTTTCGTTTGTTGCGCCTATTATATACATTTTCGTGCCATCTGCTTTGAACACTGTATCTCTAGGGTTTACATCTTGCGACGTGGGGTCATACTGCTCACCATTATAGGTTGCTCCTGATAAATTCCAAGCTGGCATACTACGGAAGTTGGAAACCAAGAATTACGATTAAACCTTGTGGGGCTGTTGTTGAAACTGCGTCCACGTCAAAACGAAGCTCGTCGCCAGTCGCCACATCATCGTTTGCTGTGTTAATTACAGGGGCTGTTGCCGCCGTATAACTCGTCTTTTCTCCACTATCAATAGTGATTTTTGTAGAGAGTATGTCTACTGCGTCCGTTACGTTATGAATTTGAATATCTGTCGTTCCAGTTGTTCCTGCTGTAATAACCGCCGCTGCTACCGATACAAGGTTCCATCCGTTAATTTCTTCTGGAACAAAGAAGCGTGCGTTTCCTGCGCCGTCTCCAGTCGCAACATCTGCTCCGCCCGCCACTAGCTGTAAGTGAACGAGGCGAATCCCGTAATCAGAACCCGCAAAGGCGTCTGGCGTGATAGCTCGCGACGCGTCTGTTCCTGTCGTAACCTCTGCCGCTGTCGTAAGCTCGACCACCCCCGTACTAGTTGTAGACGCGTCCTGCTTTAAGTTGCTAAATGCAGCCGACGCTGAGCTTGCTCCTGTACCTCCGTCTGCAATTGCTAAATCAGTAATGCCTGTAATAGAGCCTCCTGTAATTGCCACGTTGTTCGCCGCCTGAGTTGCGATGGTTCCAAGGCCAAGATTTGTTCGAGCGCCGCTTGCTGTTGACGCGCCCGTTCCTCCATCCGCTACTGCTACATCCGTTCCTCCTGCGCTGTATACGTCTGCTGCTGCGATCCCGCTGTCGTCAATAATTTTACCAGTTGCCCCGTCATAAGATGCGAGGTTGCCACTTGTTGCTCCTGCTGGCCCAGTTACGTCTCCTCCACCTCCACCAGCGGTAAATTCCAATCCGTCCTCTGTTCCGTTTACAGTGACGACGTTACCAGCTTGCCCTGTATAAGAGGATGGTGTGTCTAATAAGTCTAAAAATGTTCCCGTGAAAGAGTCAATCACAACTTTAATAGCACCGTTAGCGTCTACTTGTACTCGGCGTGATTCTCCTGTGCTTTCATCCTGCCCTACTAGGGAATTTCGGCTGTTAGCATCAATTTTTGCGTTTTCATCTGCCATATTAAGCTGCGGTTGTATAAATCTCTCCGTTTGAATTAGTTGCGATGACTTGATTGTCGCCATCAGGGTTTACTCCCGTGGAAGTTCCTCGGCTATTCTCGTCTACTGTTTGCGTATCAGTTGGACCTGCTGGCGAACCTATGGATGCGCTTGCACACACATAGCCTGTCACGCTATCGACTGCAATTGGCTTTGGATTCCCGTCGGGATCAACCCCGAAAGCAACATACCTGCTATTTCCGTCTATTTTTGACATACATTTCGTATTGCTTACGAGCTTTAACCTTCATCTTCTTCGCCTCGTCGAATGCCTTATTTGCCTTCGCCTGCATCTCTTCAATGCCAGCATAGAGCTTCTCGACTATCTTCTCTCTTCGTACGAGGTCTTTTTCTTTTCTTAATAAATCCTTTTCTAGTATTGAAAGTGACTTCTGTTTTCTGCTGTGCGATTCTTTCATCGCCTTCTCTTGTGCTTTGAGCTTCTTATTCTCTGCCTCTAGTTGCTTCTCATATGCCTCTAATTGCTCTTGAGATGCCTTGAGAGACGTTTTCTCACGTTTTGTGGTAGAAAGTACCTTTTCCGTTTTTTTCTTCTCCTGAGCGAGTATTTTCTTTTCGTCTCTTAGCTCTGCTATGAGTTCTTTCTTTTCCCGCTTAAGGGCTTTCAGTTTCTCGATTTCCTCTGTAAGAGGAGAAAGGGCTAGAGCCTTCCGCGCTTCCAAAGAAGCCACTTCGTTCTCCAACCCTTCTATTTCTCTACGAATATTCTTTGCTAGTTTCTCTTTCTGTTCTATGATTTCTTTTTTCCTCGCCTCATAAGAATCGTTAAGCATGTTGAGACGGTTTGCCGACTCATTTGCTTGACGTGAGAGGTCTTGCATTTGCTTTATAGCAAGGTCGCGAACCCCTTTTGTCTTATTGATTGGCGTGGAAAATGTTTTCATAGTTTAGAGTCCTTCAAAGACTTCTTCGTCCTCCTCTGCTTTCTTCGCAGTTGATTTAACTGACGCTTCAGCTAAGGCTTCGTTCACCTCTTGCTCTTCGCCAGTTAGTGCTTTATCTACGATATCGAGATAGGCACGTTGTTTAGGTTGAATCTCTTCTTGTCGCCCCTCGCTAACGAGGTGCTTCTGTGCAAGTTGGTGAGCAAGCGTTGTCGCCATACCTTCTTGTACAGTAATTGATTTCCCTGGCTTGACCTCAATAATCTCTCCGTCCCAACGACCTTCGAAAGTTTCCTTTGTCCAGTTCGTAAAAGAAATGTATTTTGCCTTAGCCATATATGCGTTAGTTATTAGTCAATTTTCGCGAAGAATGCTCGGTATTCAGTGTCTACGAGAGCCTGAATAGCTGTACCGATAACCTGTTCTCCTGCTGCGTCTGCTGCTTCAACAGCTCCAACAGTAGATGAACCGATTGTAAGGTCGAGTCCTGCGGTTACTGCTTCGTCAGCAAGTCCTGCAACGACACCTCGAGTCTTTGCCCAGAAGAAGTATCCCTCTGTTACGGCAACCTCTGGCCAACCTGTTGCAAAGTCTGCTTGGTCGGCTGCTGAGATAACGACAGACTTCCAAGGGTTTGCAAGAAGTGTAACCTCAGATGAAGTTGTAAGAGCTACTTCAACTGGATCAAGAAGCGTAACTGTGAGTGACGCTGATGCATCTGCTGCTGGGTGAGATGAAATGCGGTATTGCACTCCTTCTCCATCCGCGTCGTTTACGACGAGGTACCCGTCTGCGTAGTAGTTCGCAGTTGCCGCTGTTGCTCCGAGAGTAACAGTAACTTCTGTTGCGCCTACTGCCGCCGCCGCTGCTACGGCGATGTTTTCGTGGTTAGCAATTTGCGTTGCTGCCACTGTAAGCTTCCCTGCATCAAGTGCAGTGTCGCCTGCCTGCGCGTAACGGTAAAGTGATCCGTCCGCCGCTGTTGCGAGTACTCCGAGTTCGTGTTCCTGCGTTGCAGAAGTTTCACGAGCATCAGATGCCGCAAGTTGTAATGGTCCTGATAGAATTGGCATAATTTATTTATTAGTTGAATGCTGCTGGGTTAATTGGGGTCAAACGAACTGTAACGATGAGCGATACATTCGATGAGCTGTAATCGCCTGCAGAAGTAATGATTATTTCTCCGCCATCAGCTTGCGCTAATGCACCAGAAATTCCAAGTGCTGGCTGATTGGCTTCATCGAGAAGCGACGTGTCGTAAGCGCCCGCATTTTCAATATCGAGAGCTGCTACAAAGCCATCTGGGTCGTTGTTTCCCGCCAGCCATACGCCAGCCGCGTTATTTGTTCCGATGTCGCAAGTTGCCGCTGAGCCAACCCCATCTGTAATAAGAATACGGATGCTTTCTACAACGGTTGCTGCTGGAATTTCAAAAAGCGTGTTTGCGTTTCCGTCAAAGAAAGACCCTGAAGCCGTAACCGTTTCAGTGTAGGGGATCGCCGTAGAGCGGCCAGGCGCGTTAGAGGTTGTGCGTCGAATTGATGATACGTCGTTCCACGATGATCCGTCGAACTGGTACCAAGTGCCCGTCGTAGTATCTACCCACTTGTCTCCTGTATTGAACCCATCAGTTGAGCTAGGTACTCCATCTGATGAATAAATGTCGTGTTCACCGTCTCGGAATGTTGGAATGTATTGTGTAAGTTTCATAGCTATTTGTTTAGTGAATTAGCTAGGAACGACACTATACTCCTGTGATTCCTGTGAGCTTAGAGTGCGCACGAGGCATATCAGTCATCAAGTTTCCACCGATAACGATATGGTCAACGAGAGCAAGCTGATTAACTGGAGTAAGTTTTCCTGTGTGCTGGAATCCGAATCCTGGTACACGTGAAGCGAAGTCGTTTCCACGAACATCTCCTTTCTTGAACATAATTGGCTTCATTGCAACACCTTCAGCGTCTCCCTTGAGAGTCTTGAAGTGCAAGAAGTTTTCGTTAAGGAAGTAGAGAGTACCTTCAGTACACTTTTCGTCAGAAACGATGTCTACACCTCGGTACTTGATTGTGTCGAATCCAAATACTCCTACGCGAGCTTTACCTGGAGAAGTTTCGTTGTAACGAGCCTTCTGTTCCAAGAGCTGGTCGAAGAGGTCGAATACGGCTTCAGTAGTAACACCAAGTGTTGGCTTAACTGAACCGAACTTAGCTCCAGAGTATACGCTTCGAACCTGTGCAAGTGTCATTGTTCCACCAGAATCGGTAACAGATGAGTTGAGTGGAGTGTAAGTGGCGCGAGACTGTCCACCAATAGTAGCCGTGTTAGTTCCATCGTCTACAAGAGCTTCAAGTCCGAGCATGTCCTTTCCACCGTTTCCTGTTCCATCTGCATAGAACATTGTTCCGATTTGGTCAGCAAGTCCGATAGCTGTCTTTGTAGCTGCTGAACCCATGAGTGAACGTACACGCCCAGGCGCAGAGTTGATCATCAATTCTGTGTATGGAAGTGTAAAAGATTGACGAACGAACTTTGGATCGTACTCCAAGTTAATTTCGTTGTCTTCTGGTACTGTTGTAAGGATGTCATATCCAGCGAATGATCCACCATTTGTTGGTTTCGCAATCTGTACTGGGAACTGACATCGGTCTCCTTCCCACTGCTTTGCGCGAGAAAGGATCATTGTAGCAAGTACGTTTGATTCCATTACCTGGTCAACAACGTATGCCATCAGTTTTGGTAACTGCTTTGTAATAATGCGGTTAGACATAGATTAGAATAAGTCACGCACATCATCAGGAGTAAACATTGTTTTATCCTTTACAGCTTGGTTTGTACTAGACATTGATTGCGAGGCTACGCGCTTTTTTGCCGATACATTTTCTTGCTCTTTTGCCTTTAACTTTGTGTAAAGGGTGTAGGCAGATCGAAGGTCATATCGGTTTTCGTCGTCGCGAATGTTGTAATCGAGAGCCGTTTTCACAATCTCGTTACGAGCACTTTTCGTGAGGCCGCCTGCCTCTGTCGCAATCGAGTCTAATTCATTCTCAAGCCATTGACGTGCTTGTTGAGTCTCCTGCTGTTCTTTGGTTTGCTCTTGGCGCAATTCCTCTACGATAGACTGCTTAATAGCTTGTCTTTCTTTTTCAATATTTTCTAAATATTGCTTGTAGAGTCCTTGGTCGTCGCCATAGCTTTCCTTGAACCAGTCAGGGACCTCTTCTGGTTGATTAGATGTAATAGCCGACTGCGTTTCAGCGATCTTTTTATTGATCTCTTCTAACTGCTGTCGGAGTGAGTTGTTTTCTTCTTCGAAGTTTGAGAGCTTCTTGGTAAGAGAAACAAATCGTGGGTGATCGAACTCTGGTTTGGTTTCAGCCTGAGTATTCCCGTCGTCTTCAGTCTCCTCCGCTTCTGCGTCAGATTCCTCGTCGTCGGTAGATTCATCATTATCGAAAGACTCGCTAGCAGTGTCTTCTTCTAATGTTTCCTCTTCGCCCTCATGCGATGGCGATTCGTTCGTATCGTTTTCGAGCTCTTGCTCGAGGTCGTCTAGAATGTTTTCTAGTTGCATATAATCAAGTTTCTTTTAGCTAATGCAGGGATAGATCTGTTGACCCAAATTATGATTAAGAAGATTCTCCGTCCTCTTCATCATCCTCCTCTTCCATCTTAGGGACTTTCATGTCCTTAATAACGGCGAGGTTATCTGAGATGTCTTTCATCATCTCGTCCCATGTAAGTGTTGCGTTCTTATACATTGAGATCGCTTCGTCAAAGACCCGATAGGCGAGTCGGCAACGAGACTTTGAGTCGTCGTCTTCTTCTCGCTTCATCGCCTTTGACACTTTGTTGTCTGGTAGATCGTCTACCATTTCTTTCATTACCTTTTCGTATGAGTCCATCATATATTAGGGGTTATTTCGGGCGGCTGCGCCACCTCTAGTGGATTAAGCTGACTGCTCGGCATCGTTCCTTCTTCCGCTACTTGCTGTTGTGCGCCAGCCTGTGGAGCGTATAGCTCTTGAGGGCTGTTAGCGTGCAAGAAGGCTTTTTGTGCTGTTTCTTTCGGGTTAGGGAACTCTAGGAACTCGTAGAGACTCTGCAAGTCCATAGCCCCAGCCCCGTAAAGATCAATCGCTTGGTTCGCTCGTGTAAGCGTGTCCTTCGGAATAAGTGACCCCTCCTGTACTGATACGAGAACTTTCTTATCAAAGAGCATTTTGTTGTCGAGCTTTGCGAACTCTGTCGCATTATCTTCCCCTACCATCATTGCAACACGTGGCTCTGTGTAGTAGACATAGAAGATTTGCACCATCCAGTTAAATAAGTAGTCAACCATTTCCTCAATGTGATCTACTACGAGAGATACACGGTCCACGTCTTGTCCTCGAATAGCGAGCTTTCCTCCAAGTGTGTCTTCATTAACAATTCCTTGAGGTGTTGACCCGCTTGTACCCATGATGGATCTGATCTCCGATCGGTAATCCTGAATAGTTTGGAACACCTGATTAGGAAGTGGTGGCGGGCTGTCTCGCATGAACGCTGCGCGCACATCGTTTGTTTCAAGGTGAATTGCATGCCCCATATCAAGGGACGCCTTCGCTTGTGTCGCATCTTCTTTTGAAACACCTCCTCCAAAGACAAGCGTGTTATTCATTGCGTCGACGTTCTTATCAATCTGTCTATGACGCTTATTAAGTGCGTCTTGTAGCCCTAGAGCCTGCTCAGCCAGCGTAGTTTCGTCGTGTGGCTGTTCTTGGAGCGAGAATACGCCCAGGAAACAGTAAGGCATCTGTGGTGTCGTGAAATGGTTCTTCTTACGAATAACATCACGATACGTTCCGTCGTCTTGTAACTCTTGCTCTTCATTCTTGTAATTCCAGTGAGGGTTCTTTGATTTTCCGAGCACAATATCCTTACAGGTGTAGAACACGTATTCTGGGGTCCACCACTCTGTGTAGTTAAGCTCCGTTCCCATCTTTTCGTTTACAAGCTCTGTGATCGCTTCTTTCTTTTTTGGGAATCGCGCTACAACCTCCTCAGCCGTCGCCTCTCGTATTTCTCCAATATAGCGACCTTTAAATCGTCCTGCGTCTATATACCCCTTAGGATCGAGTACAAGACGTTTAGGGTTAATTGACATGATAGTCATGTCGTCCTCCACCATGTCCCAACCAATCTTGATACATCCGATAAACGATAGGTTCCAGTGACGTACTACTTGTTTGATCTTTATGCGAAGTGATAACTGATCTACTTGGAAGTCGATCATGTCTCGCAGTGATTTTGCCACATCTTCCTCGTCATAAATCCTGATAAGAGGCTCAGGGTTTTGACGTGTCATGATAGGGATGAGCGTTTCAAGTGCCTCAAAGATCAAGTTGTCTTTTAAGTCATTTCGAATGTCATCGTCGTTCTGCTTACCAGTCCAGTACTCCTTGTTCTTTTTGGATCGCTTTACAAGATTAATGTCTTCCCTGTAACTGTTGTAAATGCTTTCCCATTTTTTAGCTTGGCGGATAAGTTCGTCATCCGACATGCTTAATTCAAGCTCATCTACATATTCTCCTGCCACACCTTCCAAAACAGAATCGCCGTCAGACTGCTGACGGTTTGGTGTGGGGTCAAATAATGAATAGAATCCATCTGTAATTTTTCCCATAAACGAAAAACGGCTAAAAACACGTTAGTGCCTTCGCCGTTTGTTCGGTTGGAAAGACGGAGATTATTGAGCTTGAAGCTCACTGTAAATATAACCTATTTAGTTTTACGACGCAAATCCTTGCTTGTGGATAAATATGTGATGTGGTGACATTCCACCTTTCTAATGTTTCCGTCTCCGTCTACATGTACAACCGCGCTGCCACCTCGCAACTCAAACAACCCTGCTTTCCGTAGAGCCTCAATCTTCTCCTCCTCTTTATGAGATTCGCCAGTCATGCTTTGGTTTAGATGGTTTAATTTCTCCGATTCCATCATGAATTGTATTCAAGGCCTTTGTCGCTCCTATCTTCATTGTATCACCGATAGGACTAACTCCTCCAGATCCTCTTGTCATTCCTGCTCGCCAGTACACAGTTGCCAATGCCCAGTGATCCATATTCGTCGAGCTTTCCCATTTAATCCGTGCGTTTCCTCTACTGTCTACATCTTGCACGCGATACATCACGTCCCAGTGTGAATAATATTTCTCCCAGTCCTGTTTTGTTCCTTGTACGGGAATCTTTTGCATTCCGAACTCGTCTACTAAGTATTGGATTGCTCTGTTGCGGTCAATAAGAACTGCTCCGCGCTCTTTGTTCGTTCCCCAGCGTATAAGCTCCATGCTTTTACGGTCTTGGCTAAACGTGGCTCTGAATACTCTGTTAGGGAATTTCTCTTGTAGTATCTGCGGACCAGTGATGTCGGGAGCGTTGTCAATTACCATGATCGAGTTAGGGTGCTTAATGAGTAGCCGCCCAACCTCGTCTATACTATCGGCAATACCGTATCCAAGTAATCCGTGCCTATTACCAACAACCCAGTGTCTAAGGTTTCCGCTATCGACTCCAAAGACCAGACTGTCCGTATCAGCTTCGAACCGATCAACATTGCGCATAAACATGTCTTTTTCGAGCCTATTACCTTCTCCGACATATGGAAGCCCTAGTACGAAGTTATAGAAGTAGTCTGTTGCTTTGTTCTCGAAAGCGTCGATAATGTCCTTTGCGCTCTTTCTTAGGTTCATCATCTGGCTAATGTGATATCCGCTCCACTCAGCGTCTAGCACTTTCTTTACCCACCGCCCAACGCGTCTCTCTTCGTTTGTAAGTTCTTTTTCACAGTATCTGCACTGATACACCTTTCTTTGCATGCAAATGCTGTCAGGCCATTTGAGATACTGTTCTTTCTTGCAGCCTTTACATGTAATAAACCATTCCTTTTGGTCTGATTTACTCCACTTTGTAGCTACTCCGTTTCCTAACATTGACGGGTTAGAGAACCACCATTGCCATGCGTGTTCAGAGTTATCCAGTCGAGAAGCGTACATCTCCACAATATTTTGCGCCGATCTGTCTACCTCGTCATGTATGTTGAGGTCGGATGTTACAGAGATCGCCTGCTGGTCTTTGAATGCACCGCGGAAGTATGCCATGTTTTTCCCTATTTCTTTCTCAGAAATGGTGTCTCCTTTTACCATCCCTTGCATACAGGGGTTATTGGCCACCATACGGTTTACCTTACCTTTTACAAGTGTTTGCACGTCACTAGCGGAAGGCATCGTGTAAATAGCGTTTATTCCAAACCTGTTTACCGCATAGATCATCTTTAGCACTGCGGCGATTGTTCCTCCAACCTGTGCGGCCTTGTACCATACTTGTTTTGGTGACCAGTCTTCTAATATGTCGAACCAAAAAAGATGGTCTTTCAAATCATAATCCTTACCATCTTCTGTTTTGAGCTGGTTATCTGTAAGCCATAAGGTAATGGAGTAATCACTTAGTTTCATTCAGCTAACTTCTCTTTTAGTTTATCTTGCGCCTGCTTTAACACCTCCTCTACATCTGGCGGTAAGTTACTTTGGAGCTTTTCTCCCTTTGTCGTTACGTCTGTTTCTGTTCTTGTGCTAAAGTCCTGCTTTTCTCTGCGTTCTGCCCACCATTTAGCGTCATCTACCTTTCCTTCTTTGATTGACTGTACTATAACTTTTCGCGCCTCATGGTCTGGTTCTACTTGCCAAGAAGCTATTTTTAACCGAAGTTCATTTTCTTTGTCAATCCATGTTTGGACTGTGCTCTGCGCAATTCCAACTATTTCGCAAGACTTGTTTACGCTATACCCTAACTTCAAATAAGGCTCTAAAGCCTCGATAACTTTTTTCTTGTTCCATGCTTTTCCTTGTGCCATACTATATATATTTGTTGTAGAATTCTGGAATGCCATCTTTTAAGCATCCAATACCTTCCAATCTTTTCCTAACACTACTTATCCATTTGTTTGCTCTGTGTATGTTTCTTACTGTTTTATACGAATATTGTTTGCTTTCGTCTATATATAGTTTACCGCAAACTGTAAAGCTGAATATTTCGTAGAAACTTCTGTCCCCATTAATTATATAATCCACTATTTTTGTATAATCATTCTCTGATAGAAGATCGTGATCCATTTCCCAGTGATGATTTTTACAAAGATGTATAATGTTCGCATTGTAAATCCCTTATAGCCCTGTAGTTGTTCGATAAACCCACATATAGATTTTGGGATGATGTGACACCTGTCTACATGTTTATTATATTTACATATGTGGCATGCGAAGCTTCCGTTTGGGTTGCTTTTAGCCATAGTTTTTCTTTGCACACTTTAGGCACTGCGGTTGCAGTTTGGAATACTCAAACGTATGCGTATGCGGTATCAGCCTCCACCGTAGGTGTCTATTTCCTCGTATGAACCATTTGAGGTGAAACCATCTTTGCTTCACGTTGTATGACCACCAGTCATCATATCGAACGCTTGGTTTTATGAATGCTCGCAAGTGTTCTCGCTGGTATATAGCCATATTACTTTTGTTCGCTTTTTGACCCCTTCCCTACCCTCTTTTCCTTTGTTTTTGGGGTCGGGGGAGTGGTTTTTGCGTTACCCTCTGACGGGGTAGGGGGGTTAGTTGGGTAGTGGTACTCTGTAAACTCATTGGGGCCAAAGTCTGCAATGTGCATCTTTGCAAGATCTTCTAGCTTTGTCCCTTGCTTTTCTGCTTCTCTTAATCCCAGAATGACTCCTTGTTGTACTCCTAGTTGAAAGAATTGGTTTCCTGCTAGTTCTGCCTTTGTTATTTCACGTCTTGCCGTTTCGCTTTTTTCGGGTCTAAACTTTTTACTCATAAGTGGCTAAAATATATTTTTCTTGAATAGTTACGTGTTCTTCATCTACGTCTTCTTCATGAAACTGTCGAAAGAATACTTTGTCTCCCTCTTTTACATCGTGTACATCTGGACCGACTGCCACGACCACAAAGTCTGTTTCTGGATTATCTAAGATAATTGCGCTTTCCTCTACCTCTTTACGGCAAAGGACTAGATCTCGTACGGGCTTATATTGCATAAAAGTTTTTATGGGCTTTATCTTTAGGTTGTTGCCTTAATTGATTCTCCATCTCCATCTCTTTCTCGTACTGTTGATGTCTTCCGTACTTACTCCAGTATCCGTCTTCTCCTTCTTGTAGCAGGTCGTCTGCGTATTTGCGGAGTTCTACTTGTACTTTCTTTGACTTTCTAAAATATGAGTCTAGATGCTTTTTGTTTATGCGTCGTAAAACAATGTGATTGTTTGGACAGTATGTTTTGTATACCGCGTTATCTCCTTGCACCTTTTTAATCCCTACTGCTTGATAGTCTTGCTTGCATTCATCGCACCAGATGTCTATTTTGACCATCGGCTTCGCCTTTGCCACTATTCTGTCTTCTCGTGATAGCTTCATGGCCTCTAGATCAGCTTTACTTTCTGCAAGCGCGTCATCCACGAGTGCACCCATGTACTTTTCATTCATAAACTGTCGTCAATAGTTTGAAGGATTTCTTTTAATTTGCGCTCTTCCTCATAAGGGTCAATAGAGGAGGCTTTTACTTTCGGGATTGTTTTTAGACGTTCTATCACAAGGTGCTGTTTATTTCTGTATAGCCATATCTCTATAAGTAAAATAGATATAACTATCAGTATTCCTGTTAGTATTCCTAGTATGTAAATCATATAGATAGAGCTAGGACGCAGAGCTATTCTCCGATACACGCGCCCCTCACTCATTGCTAGTCTATTGACGCTTTTGTTTTCCGAGGCGCGCCCTCCTCCTCGGTAGTTGCTACTGTTGTATTATCTCTAACATTAGCGGAGTTTGTCAATGAGGTCTGTGTACGCATAATGGCTTCTGCTTGATATTTATTTATTTTTATATTATTTTCTACTGCTGGGCGGCCAAACCACCGTACATCTCGTAGCGTATGAATTAGTTTTACGGTATCGTTTCCTTTTACGCTCCTAGCATATTCACTTGTTACCTCTCGGCTCATTACATTGTAAACGTATTCTGTGACTTCTATGCCATTCCATTTATGAGTAAACTTTGAGTTCTTCTTTGTATTTGGCATATCGTTCTCGGCAGTTGTCTAGAATAATTTTTCTTACGCCCTTTAAGTCGAGTTCTATCTCTAGTGCGTCAACGCATAGCTCATAATACTTTGAATTTACCCAGTTCATTATGCCAATATTCTTCTTAACGTCACCCTCGCTTCGTAGTGGCTTTTTAGACTCACGCATTGCATGTTCAATAAGTCGTGCACCAAGTGCTGTTGCTCCTTCTGTTGTATACATATGAAGCTATTATAGCACTAGCGAAAATCTACTTTTTAAGTTATCCCCATGCTTGCCGATTAGATATTTCTTTTCTTGCAAATATTGATTGCCGAGTTTCATCTTGGCGAGGTCTTTGTCGTCTACCGTTAAATATCCGTAGTATTTGTTTATCTCTTTGTTAAAGTCTTCTTTGCTCCAGTATGCGCCTAGCCCGTGGTGGCGTTCACATAGCCAGATTAAAACGTGTGATAACTCTCCTGATCGCCCGAAGGGGTGTTCTATGGTGAGGTGAGTGGAGCAGTTACCGTCTTTTCGTCTAACGCATAGCTTTGGGGTTTCTTCTAGGAAGGTGTTTAGTACTTTCTTTGGGATTGATTTGCCAACGGGCATATTATAGGCTCTCTGCGAATATTTGCGCCACTTCCGCAATTCCCGTCATGCCACCACTTTGTTCAATATACCGTTGCCCTCTTTCGCCACACATAAGCCTCTTAACTTGCTCTCTATCCCCAATGCTGGCATATTTTTCTTCCCATTCTTGAACGCTCGGCACAACATCCATAGCTACTTCTGGATAGTAAGCTGGATCAATCTTTGCATCTTGATTGCTCAATGCGTACCATGCGCCGAATCTGCGTATCGCTCTTGACCCGTCGTGCAGTACGCCAATTTCGTGTTCGTCGTCATGCTCTCGTTTTAGGTTATCTTTCCACATTCCTGTAATATTAGAAACGGTTATCAAGTTTCCTTGAATTGCAATTGTTTTCATTCCTGCGTTGATTGCCTTGGTTACTGTTTCCGCTTCTTCTTGATCTAGGCTTAGTGAGTATCCTTCGATTGTTGTCAGTTTATACATATTAGCTTATAAATACTATCTTATTTGGGCTGTTAGCCTGTCGCTCATAATAGGTTTTAATTTGCGCCCATTTCTCCTTCATCTGATAAGGCGTGGTTATCACGGGTGCGTATTGGTCTGTTCTAATCTCGTAACAAAAGTCTATCGCTCGCAGGACTTTCTCCTCCCCCAACTGTTTAAGCATATACTCTACCGCTTTTCTTTGCGTTTTATTCCCGTAGTTGATTGTCGGGTTAAGTTTCATCTGGAACGCTTCCATTATCTTGTTTATCTGTTTTCCCATTTCCGCATCGGCGTTAGCCGTTGCAAATGTAGCTAAATCTTTTTTACTACTTTCTTTTTTACTTAGTTCTTTCTTACTAATGCAGGGTTGGTTTTCCGAAGCTCCGATTTCCCGAAGTGCCGATTTTCCACCCCTCGGTGAATCGTGCAATATATAGTCATGACCAGAAAATGTGCCGTCCTTATTCTTTCTTGGCACTGTTTCAAGATACCCTATCTCCTTTAGCTCTTTTATAGCCGTCTTAACGGCACTTATACCCTCTTGTAGTTGGCTGGCTATATTCTTTTTTGAAAAACTCCAATTGTCTGGCTTGCTTTGAAAATATGCGTAAAGCCCCTTTGCCTTTAGTGATATGTCGTCTCTGTTTAACAAGTCATTTGGGGTAACTGCGAACCTGTTTTTTATTTTTAATTTAGCCATATAAAAAATGCTTACTACTGCCCGTGGCGCAACCCGTGGATTGTCCACGGACACGAGCATGAGTAAACATTCTTATTTGTCATATGGTTGCGCCTACATGACAAGCACTTACATAGTACCACATATCAAAACACGTAAAAAGCACATGGTGTTGATAACTTGGGCATGTGCATAACTCCCTTGCTTATTGTTACCGTATATGGTATATAGTATGTGTATGAAACAGCGCGAATACACACCGATCATGCAAGACATAGAGAAAGTACTTAAGACTCTTGACTGCACGCCACCTAGAGTAAAGGTAAAGTCTGGTTACTCATTTTGGCGTAATCCTATTAAATGGTTAAAGCAAAGAAAGTATAGGAGAATATTAGAAAGATTATTAAACCAAATATAATATGCTACAAATAATATTTACCTGTGATTATTGTGAGCACCAAAGTATTTATCCAGGACTTCGAAATGGACATGCACTGCCAGAGTTTCTGGACCGTGAAATGTGTTTAGACTGTAAAGATAAATCAATAAAACTATTAAAAGAAAGTATGAAAGTATCTAACTGTTGTCAAGCACCATTCATAAACGGCTATATAGAAGACGGAGAGCGATGTAGTGCGTGTAAAGAGCATTGTGGGGAGGAATAAATATGCTATACGAAATATACAATGGCCTGAATAATAGTCTAATGAGCGACGACCCCGTAGTAGAAGCGGACTCTGCAAGAGAAGCGTTACAAAAACATCTTGGCGATGAAGTAGAATTTAAGGCATGGCAAGAACCTGTATTATTTAAAACAACCCCTATAAGTGAAAAACCAGAAGGCTCTTTCCATAAGTACAGAAAAGAGGGGCGTGTTACTTGGTGGGGTATAAAACCTAAAAATATATGAGTACATACTATAAGTTTATATGTAAAGAGTGTGAACATTCTGGTGGCAGTTTAATTAGAAGTGCTAGTGGCTGGGATTTGGAGAAAGACGAATCGGAAACATTTTTAAAAAATCATGTTTTGTGTAGTTTTCGCGGGGGTAGACAAACCTATGATAATATTACAATTGTAGATGAGCATGACGACAGATACAGGGATGAGTATGACACCTAAGTTCACCGTACGCATAGAGCAAGGAAAAATGGGCTTCGAGGATAGGGAGAGCTTTAATAAATACCTGTACTCTTTAATGGGTATATACGAGCTGATTATCCGAAAGCCTAAGAAGTCGAGGAGCGGTCAACAGAACAAGTATTACTGGGGAGTGGTTATTCCTCTAGCCTCGGATTACTTTGGCTACGACCATAATGAGATGCATGAGGCTTTCAAATTCCTTTTCCTGCGTAAAGAAGAACAAGGAAAACCTTTAACCGTAGGAAGCACCGCAAAACTCACAACAAAAGAGTTCGTAGAATACATAGATAAAATAATTATCTGGCTAGCAACTGAACACGGAGTGCTAACGCCAGCACCTAATCAAGTAGAAATATGACTATAGCACAAAGAATTAAAGACCTGAGAACAAAATACGGAATGACCCAAGCGGAGCTATGTCATGCGAGTGGATTGTTCTACACCACCGTTAGCAGGTATGAGAATGGCAAGATGCAACCGAGCATGGAAAACCTGCAAAAACTAGCCAAGGGGTTTGATATGTCCGTAACAGAGTTTATTGCCCCTGTGGATAAGTAGACTTGCATAGTTTACCGCATGTGGTAATATATAGACATGAGGGAATTAACCCTCACAAAGTAACCGATATATGAAACTGAAATATGTTCGCACAACACAATCTTATAAACCCAGCACATGGGAAATAGGATTTACAGAAATATTCCATCTAACTCTGCTTGCAATAGCAATACTTATGAGCGGATATGCGTGGTAATATGATTGATAAACTAAAAAAGATTGAGGTGTTAGCAGCGGAACTTGATTACATCATCTCATTACCTCCCAAAGAAGCTCTTATGTTCGAGTACGAAAAGGACGAGGCAGAGCGGTACAATGAAGTACAACTTAAACAAGCTGAAGAGTGGAATGTATGAATGAAGACATAGAATATACAATCGAAGACAACCTAGAACGAGGAGACTTCGAGAAGGCAAATATAATGGGTGGTAACTACAACCCAGAAGGACAACTCTTTAACTATTCACGACGCGCCAAGTATGACATCGACCCAGACGACGATAACTACTAGTATTATGCAGGGGCTACAAAAGCCCCTTGCATTGGAAGAAATTGAGTTCATGCCAAAGACATTCATAGAAAGCACAGGTAAGGCACTACTATTAGCCTACAAGGACGCTAGATGCGATATGAAGAGACTTGATGAAGCGGCTGGTGGTTTATGGCAAAACGAGTATAAGCGTGATTCTAAGGGCGTTCTACAATGCGGGATAGGGATTAAGCTAGATGGTGAATGGGTGTGGAAGTGGAGCAACGGAGTACCTAGCGACCATGAGAAGGTTAAGGGTGAATATTCTGACGCATTTAAGCGAGCTGGGTTCATGTGGGGGATTGGGCGTGAGCTATATGAGTTCCCTACAATATGGGCGCAGCCTGCCAAGAAAGAACTATCTTTGTACCAAGGAAAAACAAAGCTCAATGGAGGTTTTCGCCCTATGGACTGGCTATGGAAACATGAAAACGGTAGACTAATTGCGGTCGATGCTAATAACAATGAACGAGTAAATATAAGATATGGAAAACAATAACTTTATAGACGGGCTTTTTGCGAAGCCCCCTCACGAAAACGCACCTGACTTTGTAAAGGCACGGCTATCAATGAAACGTGAAGAACTTCTTAACTGGCTATCACAAAAGAGCGACGAATGGATTAACATTGACATGAAGGTAAGTAAGACTGGTAAGTGGTACTGCCAAGTAAATGACTACAAGCCAGAGAAGACCGAAGACCCTCTAGCCCAAGCCCGTGAAGCGTTCGGTAACGATGAGAAGCTGGCGCAAGATAATTCAATAGAGTTAAGCGATATCCCATTCTAATATGAAAACATACCAAATAGCAATATCAGTTCTCGCAGGCGTAGTAACAATAAGCATGATTGCATGGGGACTGCCCAAGTACCGATTCTATCGTCAAGATATTGTAGGACAAGCAAACCTACGTCAGCAGGAGTGGGAGAAGCAAATTATCACAGAGGAAGCTAAGGCTAACCTAGAGCGAGCAAGGCTAGACGCTCAAAGCGAGGTTGAACGAGCTAAAGGCGTTGCAGAAGCTAACCAAATTATTGGTACTTCCTTGAAAGATAACGACGAGTATCTTCGCTACTTGTGGATCAGTGCATTATACGAAGAAAGTAATAGCATTATTTATGTCCCAACAGAGGCAAACCTACCTATACTAGAAGCTGGACAGCGATAGAGGCATAGCCTCTTCGTGCAACCCCTCTCGCTTAGAGAGTAATCCGTGCAATAGAAACTAACACTCGGCTACGGCTGACTGATAGCGGAAGCTGTACGGAGGGTTACATGAGAAGATTATGCAAAGATTTGAGGTAACAGGACGGATACCAACTTTAAACTGGTATAGAAATGCCCACTTTTACCAACTAAACAAGTCTAAAAAAGACTGGCAAAAACTTATATGCGAAGCTATACAGTCCGCCAAAATAAAAGAGGTGAATACACCCTTAACTATACACCTGACGACATACACAAAGAGAAAAAGAGACGTGGACGGTACGATCGTTGGCGTGAAGTATATCCAAGACGCTATGGTAGAAATGGGATTAATTCCAGACGATACGCCTGAGTATGTGGAAACTATTATCCTTAATTGGAAGAAAGCGACGGGAGAAGAAAAAATTGTCTGCATACTGCAATGAAGAAGTGCCGCCAGAAGACCTAGAGAAAGCTAAAAAGTATTTAGAACGACTTGGTAAAATAATAAAAATAAAAACAGAGTATGACCGTTAAAGAGAAAGTATTGGGCATATTAAAAGACTCTCTAGAAGCTCGTGAGTCGGACGGTAAGCTATTTGAAATCTATACGCAGGTATACCAGCCTCATTTATGGGTAAAGGCAGAGGACGGCACGCTATGGCCTGTACCAGATATATTTACACGGGCAAAGAACCAGAAGGCAGTAGAGCGTGCGAGGCGTGAGATACAAAATGACGACGGCATGTATCAGTCCTCTAAACAGAAGAAAGCGCAGAGGGATTATGTGGAAAGCCAAATGAAAGCAACGGGTGGAGGGTTTATGACCTGTGCATAACTAATTTACCGTATGTGGTATAATGTAGACATATGAAAGTAATCCTATTTTTAACCCTATGGCTATTTTCTATGCTCCTATACGGGCATTTACAATATAGGGCAGGTGAAGCGAGCGTGCTATATGGCGCATTTGTCCAAGATAATAAAGAATTAATATGAAACTAAAAGCACACAAAGAACTACTAAAACACCACGGGCGCAAGCTCTCCGATACGGAGAAAGAGGTGATTAAGAGAGCGATAGAGGGGTAGTATGCTCGACAAGCCAACAATAGGAGAAAAAGAACAAACGTTCCTCACATGCGAAATGTGCGGAATGAAGTTCGGCGACCAAGAACGAAATGAAGAAGACGACGATATCGGCTTCGACTATAAAAACATAGACGAGACGGGCATGTGTTACGTCTGTGAAGATAATCAATAACAAGTAAGTATGAACACAAAACAAATCTACGGACAAACATTTGAGGTACATGATTC